AAAGAGAAGGGCACCTCCGTCCTTCCGACACGAATATGCAGAAAATCCGTGGCGGGTAAGGCGGGTCGGAGTGGCCGGCGACGCTTGTCTCCGGAGGAACTCGACCTCCGCGGGACGTTCCAGCGTGTGCGGCACTTGGCGGCGACGACGAAGGCCGATCCGAACGAGGACATCCGTCAGTGGCAGAAATTCCTAGAGAGACTCGCGCGCGCCAAGGCCAAGCCCGGCTGGAATCCCCTCGACGAGTATGCGCGGGCGGTGGTGGCGGGCGAGCGGCCGGCGGGGAAGTATCACCGGCTGTCGTGCGCGCGGCATCGGCGCGACGTGGCGCGGGTGGGGTTCGCGTATCGGCTCGACCTCGACAAGGTGGCCCGGTTGCTGGTGTTCGTCTCGGCGTTGAAGCACTACAAGGGGCAATGGGCGGGTCAGACCATCAAGCTCGAGCCGTACCAGGTGTTTCGACTGGGGTCGATGGTGGGGTGGGTCCACCGTAAGACGGGGCTCAGACGGTATCGCCGCAGCTATCACGAAATCCCGAGGAAAAATGGCAAGTCGCTCGAGGCGGCGATCGTCGCGCTCTACCTCACGTTTTTCGACGGGGAAGGCGGCGCGGACGGGTATTGTGCGGCCACGAAAAAGGATCAGGCCAAAATCGTGTGGGGCGACGCCGCGCAACTGGTGAAGTCCTCGATCCTGAAGGTCGGGCTGGAAGTGTTCGCGCGGAGCATCTTCGATTCGACGACGATGTCGAAGCTGGAACCGCTCGGCAGCGATTCGGATTCGACCGACGGGTTGAACCCCCACCTCATCATCCAGGACGAGTTCCACGCCTACCGCGACCGGAAGATGGTCGACGTGCTCGAGACGGCGACCGGCGCGCGGCGGCAACCGCACGACATGCGGATCACGACGGCCGGAGATGATCCGGTGTCACCGGGAGGGGACGAGCACGCCTACGCCTGCCAGGTCCTCGATCAGGTGCTCGAGGACGACGGCTACTTCGCATTCATCGCCCACGCGGACCCCGAGGACGACTGGCTGGCGGAAGCAACGTGGCGGAAAGCGAATCCGAATTACGGCGTGTCGGTGAAACCCGACGATTTGAAGGCGCTCGCGGCGAAGGCGAAGAACATGCCGAATGCCGCGGCGGCGTTTCGGCAAAAACGGCTCAACGAATGGGTCAACACGCTGGCGCCGTGGCTGTCGCTCGAGGGGTGGCGGAAGGGGCAGACCTCGTGGACGGTGGAGTCGATGCACGGGGAGCTGTGCTGGATCGGGATCGACCTGAGCTCCAAGATCGACCTGACGGCCGTGGTGCTGGTGTTTCCGCCGACGCTCACCCGGAAGACGTGGCGGCTGATTCCGTGGTGCCTGACTCCCGACGAGACGCTCGAGGAACGGGCGCATCGGGACCGGGCGCCGTATCTGCTCTGGAAAGCGCAGGGGTTGCTGCGGACGAATCCCGGGAACCGGATCGACCAGGACGTCGTGCGGACCTTGGTGGCCGATGCTGCGAAAGTGTTCCATGTTGAACAAATCGGCATCGACCCGTGGAACGCCGGGAACTTGGTGCAGGATTTGACCGAGGACGGGTTTCAGGTGATCGAGATCCCGCAAACGCTCCAGCAGATGTCGGCGCCGGCGAAAGACTTCGAGGCCGACGTGCTCGACGGGCTGGTTGACGCCGGCGGAAATCCGCTGATGGCCTGGTGTATCTCGAATGTCGTGGTCAACCGGGACGGGAAGGACAACATCTACCCGGTGAAAAAGAAGAGCCGGGGGCGCATTGACCCGGTAATCGCGGCGTTGATGGGGCGGAAGTTGGCGGCGGCGAATACCGTGGTGAAGCCCCCGGAATATTCCATGACGGTGCTCGGAGGCAGGTAAATGGATCGACGTGGATTTCTGCAAGGCGTGTTTGGTGGGATCACCGCGGCCGGCGTGATCGTCGCCGCGTCCCCGTCAGAGATCGAAGCGTTCACGGCGCCGCTCGTGCGAGATGCGCCAGTCGTGCTGGATATTCCACCCGCGCCGGCCACGCATATCGGGGAGCATCTCTACAACGCGCGTGGAGAGTTGGTGGCGTTCATTACCCGCGTCGATGTCGTCCAAGATCGCATCGAAATGACGAGCGCCTTCGATTCAAACCGAGTATTTGTGCCAAGCCTCCAACGCGTGGAAATTCGCGCTGAGGCGGTCGGCCAATTAGTGTGGGACACGGATCGTAAATTCCAACGACTGACCGGAACCAAGCGCCGGTGAAGCGCACCCCCGGCCGTCCTCCGCTCGACGAGGATGATCCGAGTGTCCCGCTGAAAGTCAAGTTTTTCCATTTTAAATTGTCGAATCGATCGCGCGCTCTGATACTTCGCTCAAGGGGGGATGAATGAGGAAGAAAGAACCGAACGTGGCAGAGAAAGACCGACCAACATTGCCGCCGCTATGGACGCTCTACCGCGTGCGGTGGATGTTCCTGACGCGGCTCTGTGCGTCGGTGCCGGCCGATCCGGAGATCGTGAAGAAGTGGATCGAAGCGCGCGAGCCGAGAGTGAAGCCGGCCGGGGCGCTGTCGATCGAACAGATCAACGAGGAAGTGCTGGCGAGCATTGAACGCGGCGAGGGGGAAGCCGATCAGTCGTTCTCGATGCTGGTGTTTCAACGCATCGCGGGGGCACTCGTTATGCGGGCGGCGACCGTCCGAGCGCACATCAAGGACTGCGCGCGGGTGCTGTCGGCGCAGTACATCGGCCGGATCGAGAACGAGCGCGCGTTCTCAACGCGGGTGACGAATGCCGTTTACCCGGACGAGCGGTTGTACTGGTTGCCGATTCTGCGCGAGGACGGGACGGCCGTGCGTGACGCGGACGGGGCGTATGACAAACCGATCCACGTCAAAGGCCCGCGCGGGACGTTCAATGCGCTGAAGCGATTCGAGTTCGTCGAGCCGCCGTCGATGCTGGAGTTCACCTTGAAAGTGCTCGGACGGTCAGTGTCCGAGACGGATCTTCACCACTTGTTCAGTTATGGAGGCGTGCATGGCTACGCGGGCGAAAGAGGCGACGGCGAAGGGCGCTACACCTACACCCTCGAACGACTCGAAGCTGAGACCGAACGCGCCGCAAGTCCGCACCGCCACCGCGATCGTGCAGAAGCATGAACAGATCCTCGATGCGCTGGAGCGCGAAACGATCACCGGCAAGATTGCGGAGCAGATGGGCCAGCAGCTCAAAGGGATCACCGGGATCGCCCGCCTGGAGATGCAGTTCTGGAACACCGTGATCAAGTTCGGGCGGAAAGCGCCGGTGCCGCGCTCGGCGCTGATGCGGAGCGTGCTCGGGTTGCCGGAGATGATTTCTCCGACGGATGGCGAGGCCGTGCGGTCGATGTTGCCCGACGCGAAGTGACGTCGAGGTGTGATGTGTAGTGGCGTGGGAAGTAGTGACATGGCGTCGAGTCGTGGCCTGTTCTGATATGCCGCGCAGTGAGATGCCGCCGAGCAGTGACGTGCGGTGTACCTTCCTGGGCTGACGTGACGTCGAGGTCTGAGCTGCGGTGTCGCGTGATGCAGTGGGCTGTTGTGTTGTGCCGTCGAGGGATGTACTGGGCTGAGGCGCCGTGTCTTGTCGTGCCGCCGAGTGATGAAGTGCAGTGTGCTGACGTGAGTTGTCGTGGCGTGCCGTCGAGCAGTGGCTTGTCGCGTCGTGACGGGCGGTGTCGTGTTTTGAGGTGGTGTGCCGTCGAGCCGTGCGATGTCGCGAAGTGGCGTGCGCTGATGCTGGCGTGGTCTGTCGTGCCGCCGAGATTTGTGCTGTGGTGATTCGTAGTGGCGTGCGCTGGTGTGCCGTCGAGGGCTGGCGTGTCGTGAGGTGCGCTGCATTGCAGTGCCGTCGAGACGTGGTGTGCAGTGGAGAGTGGTGATTCGCAGTGACGCCGAGCCGTGATGTGCCTTGGCGTGAGCGGGCTTGTTGTGGAGTGCCGTGAACTGGCGTCGAGCAGTGGCTTGTCGCGTCGTGACGAGCGGTGTCCTGTTCTGGTGTGCCGTCGAGTAATGAATTGGGCTGGGGTGAGCTGCCGTGTCGTCGAGTGGTGCCGTGCCGTTCTTTGCGCTGT